ACGTATTGACTAATGGTAATGGATACGCATTAGTTTATGGTGGTTCAGGAACTAGACAGTGGAGATTAGTTAGTTTCACAGGAGGATTACAAGCAAACGCTAATATAACAACAATTTTATCAACACCATTGTCACCAGGATTTGCGGATACGGATTATTTAAGCTTAAAAGTGTCTTATGATTCAACAACAAATAATTGGACTTTATCTTTTAGAAATGATGGTAATGTTGATTGGATAGATTCTAGATTAACGACAGGATATGGTACCCCTAGTTCAGCTACAAATTCAACATATACCAATGTAACATTAGATTCGTTCGGATATTTCTATAATTTTGGAGCAACACCAACTTTAGTCAATTCTCTTTTTGACAACTTTAACGTATATTACAATTAATAAAATATGGGAACAATTATAGAAATATTAACAACAAATTACGACGGACAATTGTCCGATATTACCTTTTACCCTTGTTCGGGGGGAAGTATTAATATTGGGCAAGTTACCTTACCATATAATTACGAAACAGAAGATTACTACGGTACATATGTTATTTATATACCTAATTACGATAAAACTTGTGAATTAGTTGTTCCTTGTCTGTCTCCAACACCAACTAATACACCGACTAATACACAAACACCTACATTAACTACAACACCAACAGTAACTCCAACAGTAACTCCAAGTTGTAATTTAATAACACAATATATTGAGGCGATAACAGGTTCGACAGAATTTAGTACTATTACATTAAACTTATTTAATAATCCTATCTACACAAGTGATGCTTATGCTATTTGTGATTATCAAGTATCAGGAACTTATAATTATGGCGGTTCCCCTAATTCTTGGTCTAGTACTTTTCCATCGGGTGTTAACACTTATACATTTGCAACAGGTCAAAGTTTTCCTGTTCAAGACCTTGATATAACTTCGGTTATACCATCTTGTTCTTGTGTTGAAGTTATTTTTGTTCCAATAACGCCTACACCTACGCCAACACCAACATTAACACCAACAAATACGGTAACACCAACATATACTCCAACTCCAACGGTTACACCTGCGGAATGTAGTATTTCATTAGATAATGTGACATATGTCTCAGGAACAACTTGGGCTTATTATTTCACTAATTTACCGTTAAATTGTGAACAATTATTCTTATCATATTCGTTAGATGGTGATAGTTGGATTTCAATAGAAAGAAATGATTGTTTTACAAATCCAGCCCTTTATGATATCGGTATATCCGCAAGTTTTATTTATTTTAGAATAACACAAGAATGTGGTGGTTATCCTGTAACATCAAATATTTTTACTAATTGTTTTGGATGTGGTCTTTATCAATTAAACGGTGGTGTGGGAACATCAGGTAATTCAGAATTTGAATTTATACCTTGTGGTGGTTTAACACCTGAAACAGTATTAATTCCATTATCTCCATTAGGAAATATTGACCACGTATGTGCGGAATGTTCTTATGGAGTTGTTAAAATAAGTGCAACAGGTAGCGTGTTTTTAGAAGAAACTTGTTTCGCTCCTTTACCTAGTCGTACTCCAACACCTACACCAACAGTTACTTTAACCCCAACAAATACGTTGACACCGACTGTTACAAATACTCCAACTGAAACACCTACAAATACTCCAACTGAAACACCTACAAATACTCCAACAAATACTCCAACAGAAACTATACAACCTACATCTACGCCTACACCAACAGAAACTCCAACAAATACACCGACACCAACATTAACTGCAACACCAACAGGAACGCCTGGTGGAACAGTAACACCAACTGAAACGCCAACAGCGACACCAACTGAAACTCCAACAAATACACCTACGAGTTCAATTCCACCTACGCCTACATTAACAGCAACACCAACAGAAACTCCAACAAATACGCCTACGAGTTCAATTCCGGCAACTGTGACACCAACATTAACACCAACTGAGACTCCAACAAATACGCCTACGAGTTCAATTCCACCTACGCCTACATTAACAGCAACACCAACAGAAACTCCAACAAACACTCCAACAAATACTCCAACATATACACCGACAAATACACCGACAAATACTGAGACACCGACAAATACACCGACAAATACTGAGACACCGACAAATACGCCAACATATACACCGACTAATACACCGACTAATACAGAAACACCAACACCGACACCGACACCGACAGAACCTTCTATACTATCTTGTAAATTTTATGACGTAACCATTAGTCAAACTGATTTAGATAACGCAATAGGAAATACAATCTACCCTAATAATACAGTTTTTGTTAGGTATACTGATTGTGATGGTAATGTGATTGACGATAGTTTCACTACTGCCGGTTTTTATCCGAATGCTATATGTGCTGATAATACAGACCCTGTTATACCATATTATTATAATACTAATATGGAGTTATTGACTCTACCTTCAAATAGTAATGCGACAGAAGAAGGAAATTGTTGTCAATGTTATACGTTAACAAATGACAATACGGGTCCTTTCGTTATTGATTCAACAAGTTTCTCATATATTGATTGTAGTGGATTTACTCAAGGTACCTCAGCAACCTTTGGAGGTTCAGTAGATGTTTGTTCACTAAGTGTTCCTGTAAGAACCGCAGGTGACCCAGGAAGTGTTGGTCTGTCATCATCTAATTGTTGTGCTACAAATATTTCGTTAGGATATAGAGTGACAGACTCTGTTTGTTCAGGACCTGGTTGGGCGTTAGCTCTTCAATGTATGAATAATTCCGCAACAGGTTTATGTGATGCAACAATATTATATGATGAAGATTTCGTAGGAGGTTGTTCTTTCGGATTAGCATCTGCGGGTTATTATAAAACAACCGATAACATTAGTAGAAGATATTGGAATGGAACTTCGTTCCCTGCGGCTTGTTATGCGTGTGGTTGTTTAGTTGCTGATACAATAATAACATTATCTGATGGTTCAACTAAATTAATACAAGATATTCAAGTTAATGATGTACTTAAATCTATTGATGTGTCAGGAATGCCTTTACCATCAGACGAATGGTACTCTTGGAGTAGTGATACATTAAATTATGTTGAATCGACCTCTACAGTTAACGATGTCGCAATATATGTATTCGATTCGGTTGTTAATATTAATGAAGGTAGATTAATTGCAACTGACTCACATAACCACGTTGTTAAACAAAATGGTGTGTGGTATATCAGAACAACGTCTGAATTAAATGTTGGAGATGTATTATTAGATATGGATAATAGTGAATTTGAAATTACGTCATTAGTTACAATTACAGAATCAACAACGGTTTACAACATTGATGTTACTAATAGTAACTTATATTTTGCGAATAATGTCTTAACTCATAATAAGTAATAAGGGGACATATTAGAACAAAGTAAACTATTTATATAAGTAAAATTATATTTAAATTTAGAATATGGAAAATAATCAAAATAACGATTTAACGGTTTGGCAAAGGCTTTCACAAGCCTTTGGCCCAAATTCGTTATTAAATCAAGACTACCCAACATATAAGTTAGACAAGAAGGAATTATTAAAAACGACTTCTCAAGCTGAATACGAAAGAGAAAAATTACAAGCTCAACAAACTTTTTATTTAGCAAATCAATGGACAAAGATTGAAAGTAATCTTTATACTCAAGCCGTGTATTATGAACCAACTCGTTTGGCATCATTCTACGATTATGAATCAATGGAATATACTCCTGAGATATCCGCAGCCTTAGATATCTACGCAGAAGAATCAACAACAGTTGATGAAAACGGGTATGTATTACAAATCTATTCAGAATCAAAAAGAATTAAATCAATTCTAGCAGACTTATTCAATAACGTATTAGATATTGACACCAACTTAACAATGTGGACAAGAAACACTTGTAAGTATGGTGATAACTTTGTTTACTTAAAATTGGATTCAGATAAAGGAATTGTTGGTTGTATGCAATTACCAAACATTGAAATAGAACGTTTGGAAAGAGGTATGGCCGCAAAATCTGCAAATGTTGAAGAACCTGCGGAACACAAAGGATTAAGATTCCATTGGAAAGCAAAAAATATGGAGTTCAACTCTTGGGAGATTGCTCACTTTAGATTATTAGGTGATGATAGAAAACTTCCTTACGGTACTTCTATGTTAGAAAAAGCGAGACGTATTTGGAAACAATTATTATTATCTGAAGACGCGATGTTAATCTACAGAACGGCAAGAGCCCCTGAAAGACGTGTATTCAAAGTATTTGTTGGAAATATGGACGACAAAGATGTTGAAGCTTACGTACAACGTGTTGCAAACAAATTTAAAAGAGACCAAGTTGTTGATGCTAAAACCGGAAACGTGGATATGAGATTCAACCAAATGGCTGTTGACCAAGATTACTTTATTCCTGTTCGTGATGCAGCACAAGCATCTCCAATAGAAACATTACCGGGAGCAACAAACTTATCAGAGATTGCCGATATCGAATATATCCAAAAGAAATTATTAACCGCTCTTAGAGTACCAAAGGCCTTCTTAGGTTTTGAGGACGCTGTTGGTGGTGGAAAAGATTTATCTTTAATGGATATTCGTTTTGCAAGAACAATCAACAAGATTCAAAAATCTATGGTTGCCGAATTAAATAAAATCGCAATCATACATTTATTCTTATTAGGGTTTGAAGATGAATTGTCAAACTTTTCATTAGCGTTAACTAACCCATCTTCACAAGCAGACTTATTAAAAGTCGACCTTTGGAAAGAAAAAATTGCATTGTACCAACAAGCCGTTGCCGCAATAGCAGGTATAGCACCGGTATCAGTATCGTGGGCTAAGAAACATATTTTAGGATTCTCTGATGAAGAAATCAAACTTGATTTACAACAACAAAGAATTGAGATGGCCGTAGGTGCTGAGTTAACAAACACAGCAACAATGATTACTCACACAGGCTTATTTGATAATATTGATAAATTATACGGAAATAAAGTTTCCGGAGCAACCGCAGGTGGAGCAGCCCCAGCATCACCACCGCCACCAGGAGGTGGAGGATTCGGAGGTGGAGGAGACCTAGGTGGTGGAGGAATGGAAGATTTAGGAGCACCTGAAGGAGCGGCCCCTGAAGGAGCGGCCCCTGAAGCTGCTGCGGCACCCGAACCGGGAGGAGCACCTGAATTAGCTCCTGAGTCAATTAAACGGGATAATTTAAAAATATTAGTGGAACAAGGTTCCTTAACTGAAGATGATTCTTACATTGATTTATCAAAAGGAAAAAATTCTTTAGGAGATATTGAGATACAATTAGGTAAACTTCTAAAAGATTAGATATTTATAATAAAAATTAGATATGAAAAATTTTGGTTTATTAAAAACAAAGATAGAAAATGTATTGTTAGAATCATATGCTAACGACACATTCAAAAACGAATTAAAAACATTTAAGAAACTTGTTATTGAAAACAAAAACATTAGCAAATTGTTTTATTTGTATGATGAACTAAGTTCACCAAAATCTTTAAGTGAATCTTATTGCAATGATTACATCAATGAGTGTATTAAAATTTACGAGAATACTGTAAACAAAATAAAACAATCAGAGATTAATCAAATCGTTGCTTGGGTTGGAAATAAAAATGTGGAAAGTAGTTATACAGATATTGACACATTATTCTCTAGCGATGTTTTAACGATTGAATCAAAAATCAAAAGTAGAAAAATAATTGCAGAATCTCTTAAAAAATTACCGGTAGTAACAACTGAAGGTATCGACCTACCATTATCAACTATGGTAAGCGTTGCAAACAAAACTATTAAAAGTTACATCGATGGATTAAACGAATCAGATAAAAAAGAATTAATCTCTTTATTGTCAGAAGATGATTCAACATTGAATGAAAAATATAACACACTTAAAGATGGTGTGGTTACAAAACTAATAGAAATGAAAAATGCTAGCACTGATAATTCAATGCAAACAAGAATAGATGAAACTATATCAAAAGTAATTTCTGAAAAATACGATAAGCTTACGTATTTCAAACTTAAGAATCTTAAAGAGAATCTTTAATCATTATCGGACTTGAACTTTTTTTGGACATACTTAGCCTTAGAAAGTTCAGCTCTTTTAATAACAGATTTTTTAACAAATTCCTTTCTTTTAAAAAGTTCACCACTTTGACGAGTCTTAATAACTTTACTTTTATAAAGTTTTAAAGCCTTCTCAATCGTAATGTTGTTATTTAATTTTACTATTATCATATATTACATATATCTTCCCCCTACAAAAAAGTTTTGACATTACCACTAAAAACCCCTATTATTTTAAAAAATAAACGGGAATAATATGAAAATTAATGAAAAAGGGGAAAACCTCTCAACTAACCGGTTTTAAAACCGCTAAAGTTATTTACGGAACAGTCGATTCCATAAACCTCAAATCTCTATACTTAAACATCCAAACGTGGGTGGAACCAATAGAAGAATCCGAAAATTGGACAAGAGTCGTCCTAAACCTAAGTCGAGGTGTCAAACACTCAATTTACGAAACAATTAATAAAAAAATCTTTACAGACAAATTTATCGTTGATTTAGATTTACGTTCAAGTGGTCTTAATATGGGAAAAAAATCATTTATGAATCTTGAAATAAATTTCTACCTACAAGAAGAAGGTTTAGATATCAAAGGTATAGAAATAAAAAACTCACTCCAAGAAATTACAAAACAAATTTTTAAAACCAATTTTACAAAAAATGAATATTTTAATTTTTATTTAACTAAAAAGAGCAAAATAGAAGAAGAATCGTTACAAACCGAGAATGTTTAATATTTATAAATAAAACATTCAAAATGAATTTAAGAATATTACAACCAAGTGAATCAGGAAAAGGTATATTAGTTGAGTACGATGCAGGGTATGTTAACCCAAATGATACTCGTAACGAAACTTTAATTAGAGAATCTAACGATATGCTAGACCACTCTAAACCATTTGAATTCTATGCTGTATTACAAAAATATAATACCCCAAATAGAAATGGTAGAACATACCCTGAACGTATATTAAAAAGAGAGGCCGAAAACTATAAAAAAATGATTAAAAAGGGTACCGCCCTATCCGAGTTAAATCACCCGGAATCATCTCTAATCGATTTAGATAGAGTATCTCACTCAATCACCGAAGTATGGTGGGAAGGTAATGTCCTAATGGGTAAGATAAAACTTCTTACTTCACCAGGTTACCACGAAAGAGGTATCGTATCAACCAAAGGAGACTTAGCCGCTAACTACCTTAGACAAGGTGTTACATTGGGGATATCCTCAAGAGGTGTAGGGTCACTTAAAAAAATTGGTGAACAAAATGAAGTACAAGACGATTTTGAATTAATCTGTTTCGACTTAGTTTCGTCACCATCAACTCCGGGAGCATATCTATTCTTAAATAAAGACGACAAACATCTATACGATGAGAACTTAGAAGAAGAGAAAAAAATGAGTGTTGAAAGACACGTTGGAGATTCCGGAAATAAATCGCTTGACTTAATGAAAAAATTAAACGATTATTTGGGATACTAAATTAATAACAAAAAATGGAAGAAAAGTATTTTATCGCAAAAGTTACCTTAGACTCAGTTGATGAGGCATCAGGAAAGATTAAAAAAATGAGAGAAGAAAAATTAGTAAGTGGTTATAACCCTACTGACGTTGAGGCGAAAGTTACTAAAGTTTTTGAACATTATACGATGGAGTGGAGAATCACAGCAATCGTAGAAAGTAAAATTGATGAAGTGATTGAGTAATTAAAATTTCAATTATTAAAGAAAAGAGGACAATATGTCCTCTTTTTTTATGCTTTTTATTTTTAGGTGATATTTATGGATGTATAAAAAACCTGATGTGATTTAAGTTTAATTTAAACTTTTTTCGTATTAGGAGATATTTATATATTAAAAACAATATAAAACCAATGGCAAAAGAAAAATCTTTAGTTGAAGAGGCTATCATCCAAATGAAAAATTTGGAAGAAGCGGTAGCTGAAAATGCAAAAGGAATACTTGCTTCTA